TTGAACGCTGCCGCCAATCTTGCCGGACAGCTCAAACTCACCAGCATCACCATCAGGCTGGACATAAGCAGGACCACCTTGGAGGTAGAAGCCATAAACGTCATCGCTAGCTTCGTAGCCAACGTGCATGTCAGTTACGGAGCCGCCGAAGTCAGCGCCAGTGAACCCAGCGTTATTCTCGACGTTCACATAGGGGCCTGCCCAAGCAGCTGAACCAGCGAGAACACCAGAAACAGCGATTACGAGAGGTTTGATCATGGAAGAGTAAGGAAACGTTTCCGCTGCCTACATTACTGGCAGGGTCAATGGGACGGTTCTGATTAGTGTCCATAAAAAAACCTGCTGGTGTTACCCAGCAGGCTGTATGTGTTTAATCAGAAGGTGCCACCGTCAAGCTCAATGCCTGAGATAGAACCACCAGTGATGCTCACGTTGCTTGAAGCCTGAGTTGCAATCGAACCAAGGCCAAGGCTAGTGCGTGCAGTCGCACCAGACTCAACAGTGAAGCTGCTGCCGTTACCGACGATAAAAGCACCGTCAGTAGTAGACAACGAACCGATCGTTGCAAGGCTTGCGTTATAAGCCTGAACGTCAGAACCGATGGCAACGCCAAGGGTGCTTCTGGCGGTAGATGCGTCAGCATCATCCAGCAACGTGCGAGCAAAGGCAGTGAAGTCTGCAACATCAGCAGTGCCGCTGCCTGTGAAATAGGCAAGCTTATTCGACGCACTGGTCAGACCAGCAATCGCTGAAAGGTTGGAGTTTGCAGCCTGTACGTTTGTACCGATTGCCAACCCAAGCGTGGTGCGCTGTGCAGAAGCATCAGCATCATCAAGCAGTGCCCGACCTGCTGCAGTCAGATCAAACGTGGAAGCAGAGTTAGCGGTATCAAAGAAGATACCTTTGTTGCTTGCTTGAGTAAGACCAGACAGATCATCCAGCACATCACCATGTGCCTGGACATCAGAGCCGATGGCAACACCAAGGTTGGTGCGAGCAGCAGAAGCTGACGTTCCACCAGTACCACCATCAGCAATAGCAAGAGTGCCGGTGATGTTGGATGCACCAAGATCAACAGCAAGCTCGCTGGATTCAATAACCAGACCACCGTTGGCTTTGGCATCAATGCTCAGTTCAGAGCCTGACTTTTGAATGCCATCACCACCAGTGATGTTGCCTGCACCAGAGAACTGGCTAAAGCTCAGTGAAGTTGAACCAACAGTGATGCTGCCGTTGGTGGTCAGGCTGAAGCCTGCATCACCATTGACCGTGCCCTCTTCAACGAAGGTGAACAGACCAGCAGTAACTTCGCTGTCAGCATCAGCATCAGCGGCACGACTCCAGCTACCAGAAGCGACAACGTAAATGCCGTTTTCGCTGCCAGTGGTCTGGTTCTTGACCAAGACACGATCGCCAACACTCAGCGAAACACCGTCAACAGTCTGCGTTCCAGACAACGTGATGTTGCCAGTGGTTGCAGCCTTGACGGACTCTTTAACGTCCAGACCTTGCTGAGCAGCGTCAACATAACCTTTGGTGGCAGCATCCGAAGCAGCAGTCGGAGTTGCAAGGTTTGTGATCTTCTGGCTGTTCAGATCCACCGAACCGGTGGGATTAGCCATTTCGTCCAGACGATTCGCCTGAACGGTGGTGTCAAAATCACTGATCTTGGCAGCAGTCAGCGTCGGAATATCCGAAGCAGCCAGACCAGTAATTGCAGTGATGCGACCCTTAGCATCAACAGTGATACCAGAAGTCGTACCAGCAGAAACACCGCTGTTAGCCAGTGTCAGGCTGATTGACGTGGTGCCTGAACCAGAAGCATCACCAGAAACGGTGATTGTTTCGTTGCCGGTGATAAAACCTTCACCCTGCACATAAGCAGTGGTTGCAACGCTTGTGCTGTCATCACCGCTAGTAGGTGTTGAAGCAGTAGCAGAGCTGCCGAGAGCAACAGTGCCGCTAAATGTCTTGTTGCCAGTAACGGTTTGAGTGCCGCTCAGGCCAAGAAACGCACCAGAACCAGCAATGGCTTCAATGGTGGTTGCACTGCCGCCAGCACCGCCTGTGCCTTTACCGTAGTAAAGAACGTCGCCTACTTCGTTAAACGCAAGTTCAGCGTTCTCCAAAGATGATGGTGCGCCTGACGCTCCAGAAGCGCGGCGTTTGATCCGAATAGTGTTAGACATAACTCAAGGATGGTGGGAACATCCAGGCGTAAAAAGATGGGCGTTTAAAACGATCCGCCATCCGTAAGAGTCTCTGCTGTGTAGACATTATCAGCGCGAAAAGTATCGGCTGATTGGTCATAATAAATGACCGATTTGTCTACTTTGCTGGACTGAACTAAATCAAAATCGCCCGGAGGGCCTTGCGGCCCAGCAGTTGTTGCGGTGACTGTTGTGACATCACCGTTGCTGTTGACGGTAACAGTGTTCTTCTGTGTGGTGACGTTTACTTGTGTCATCTTGTGTACGATTGATCAACGCTAATAATGCCTTCTAGGTAATAATCTTTTATACCGGAAGAATTTGTTACTAAAACGTCGTAGTACAACGGATCAATAAAATCTGTCGTGTCTGTATCCGTCAAACTAATTGTTACCTGACCATTGCTTCGGTTCGTATAAGCAATGCCGAAATCTGCGTATTTTTGAGTGCGTGCTTTATTCCATGCTTGCGCTGCAACTGTCGCGCCAGTCAAATCGACTGGATCATCACTGCTGTCTTTAAATTGCAGCAGAACACTCCAGTCAGCACCACGCTGTACTTTGAAGTTGTAGGTTCCAGGGTTGACAGCCATACGTCACCTCCTCAAACCACTATAACGACTTCAGCTTATCGCTTATCACTTACCTTGGCCCTTGTATTTTTTGCGGCCATGGGACGCTTTTGAGTGTTGACCGTTGCCTTGGCGCGTTTTTTTAGGACGGCTTGGGACAAAGTTTTGACTGCTTAGTGATTTAGCCATTAGCAATCATTGCATCAGGACGGCTCAGTTGGCCAAGTCATCGTATGAGGGAAACCGCTAGCTGTCGGCAAATCACGCAGACTTTGACGGTAAGTAGCCCATGCAGTTTTGTCTGAATCAGACAAAGGACTATCAGTCATTTGCGTCCAGTCAGAAGCAGTCAGCTTTTTATCGCGCTCTGCACGTACTGACGCTCCAGCATCTGCATCAATCCTGGCGCGGTATGCAGCTTCGTTATCAGCAGCAGTAGTGACGTTGCCATCGTCGTCAGTGGTATCCGCAAAGATCGGACCAGCGACGAACTTAGTGAACCATTGGCCGTTGATCTCCTCAACACCATCACGGGTGCTGACGCCATAAGGAGCAGTAACTTCAGCTGCCGCTCCATTCAACACAGCGTCATAGCCGTAGCTATCGAGAATGGCAGTTGTGATCTGCTTTGGAAAGCTGGTGGTGGGATGTTCAGCCTTGAATTGACTGATGGTGGTGATAGCACCAGTGGAGCGGTTGCGGATTTCCATGATCAGGCGATAGCAAGGAAGATGTAGGTGCCGCCACTGGCATTAAGGCCAGCAGGGGCTGATGAGGTAACTGTAAACCCGGCGTTTAATGGATCAATGTAGTCAGTGTTGGTGGTTTGAGCAGCAGTCGTATTCAACAGCAGATAAGGATCGTTGCCGCTGACAATGCCGCGGGTTGAATCCCACACGTACCAATCGCCTGAGCTGCCAGTGCCTGCCGGTTCGCTTTGTTTAATCAATACAAATCGAGCACCTGCTGTGAAGCCGCAGTCAACGTTAATGTTGCTGCCCGTACCTGAGTAACTGCCGACTTTACTTATGCCATCGAGGCTGGCGAAAAGATAGGCCATGAAAGTGTCGCCACTATAATTGACACCATTTCCATAAACTGTGAATACAGAGCTTGTTGGCTCTGTATCATTCCAAATAGCACTACTTTGTAAAGTACCATTTGCGTTATTTGTCTGCAGGTAATTTGTTGCTCCGTTAATTCCATCTTGCACGAACCAACTAGAATTTCTATCTCTGTTTTTAACAATTATAAGTTCTGGAACTGCTCCGAGATTATGATCTACTGTTCTTATAGAACCCGTCCCTGTATAAACCACCACGTCGAAAAAGCCTGGGGCGCGGCGGAACTGCCAGTTAATACTCTGACTACTACCCCAGAAAGTGCCCGTGCTAAAGCTATCTTGTAGGTCAAACTTAAAATACGTACTTCCTGCTGATTCACCGCTGGTAGCAGTGGAATTCATATAACCGTTAGTTAGCCTCGGAACCCAATACTTAGGGCCAGCCGAAACCGTCTGAGAGTTAATGTTCAAGTCAGTCGGGAAGCCGACGCTAAACGGCTGCGAAGTCGTTTGAACAGCGTTAAACACCTCCGTAGCAGCAGTCGGCGGCTTATGCGGACGGCGGATTGCCATGTAGATGTAAGTTATCCCGGAACTATTTGTCGGTGCGGCATCATTTTGCAACTTAAATCCTTGCGAGTAAAAACTAATTCTGTTTTCATCTGTTTCTGCTGCAGTTGTATTAGGAACCAACTGTTTATCTCCAGTTCCAATAGGTACGCCACGCATATTGTCGTACACAACCCAATCAACAGTACCATTAGTTGTTCGTTTTATCATTACCCATTGAGGCTCAAATCCAAGATCAACCGTAGTCTCGGAACTTCCACTGCCCGTATAACTCCCACACTTAATAATCGCCTCGTCGCTATTCGTTCCAAACGATTGATCGTCGTGGGCAAAAAGGTAGGCAACATATGTACCAGCAGAGTTATTTACGTCGCTATCTACACCAAGATAAAATTCAGTGGCAGTTGGTGTTGTATTTCCCCAACCGTTGAAAGATCTAGAAGCACTATTATCGTTTAGTTTTAAGGCTGAGCTATTGCCCTTAGAACGATGATAAACAGCCCAGTCTCTACTTATATTTGTACATTTAACAATTATGCAACCAGGGACACTGCCAAGATTGTGAGAAATTGTCTGTGTAGAACCATTGCCTGAATAAGTAACAACATCAAAGAACCCCGGCGCTTTGCGAAAGGTCCAGGAGGCGTAATCGCGGCCAGACCCATTGGTTGCAGCATCGGTGGCTACGCTAAAACCATCACTATTAAAAGAGGAAAAAATAGTAGAATTATTAAAATTAGCACTAGCAGTGTTAGGTGTAAGAATGTTGTTAGCGCCACGTTCAGTATCTATTAGTCGATGGTCTGCAGCATCACTTCTACATTTAACCCATACCATCCCACCTTCACCGCTTAGATCAATCCCATTACTGATTGACTGAGTACTGCCAGTTCCGTCATACAAAAACGTGCTAAACACGTCATCGACATAAGTCGCTTCACCAGCAGCCGCCGCTCCAGCAGTGGCAAGGACAACTTGTTGTGTGATCGGATCCATGTCGTCCCTCAGTTAACGTAATCAGCAAGTGCAGCGCCGCGATAACGGCTGCCGCCATCGTCTGTCACAAACACAAACAAATGAGTCTTGCCCGTTGCCAGCTCTGGGGGTGTGTCAGCAGGAAACTTCACTGAACTTGGCCATTCTACAGTA